TAAGAATTTTCAGCTAGTTCTATTAGAGCAATGCAATCTCCCCTGCCGCTATTTTTAACTACATCACTATACATAGCTAAATTTGCAATACAACTATTGGCTGCATTAATTAATCCAGTATCTGATATAATTAGCGTATTAATTTCATTTTCAATATTCGTTATATCATTATCAATTAATGTTTCTATAGTTGTTTTGTTATTAATATGATAAGCAGCTGGCACGGTATATGTAGTTACTTCATCATTATTATCATTAAATCGAGTATCAAGCCTTACAAAACCTCTATAGTCACCATTGTCACCTTTATCTAAACTTTCATAATTCGTTGCTGAAATGGTAAATACACCATTTTCAATATCAGATTCTTCAGGGTCTAGATCCATACTGGTTAAAATTCTTCCATACGCTTTCTGAAGTTCATCGTCAAGAGCATCTTCAAAACTTATTGGATTATCGTTTGTTTCATCTTCAGCCTCATCTCTGACTCGTCTATTCGCAAGCTTGACAGCCTCTTCTTTTGCTTTAGCCCATATATTTAAGGCGCCATCAGCAATAGCAAGTTTGCTTTCAAGAGCAGTTTTTTGTGCGCGGATATCATCACCAGTAGAGGACTCCAGAAGTCCATGAGCAATAAATCTAAAATCATAGCTAACTTTATCCTTAAAAGGTGCCCAAAAGCTTTCTTGTCCCAGTTCTGAGATATTTTCTATTGGCTTAAATACAATAGGATAACCAAGATTCAATAGTTCATACGCCATCTGATTGCCATAGTGATATACTATAGTACCGTCATCCATTTTATGCTCTGGTGCATCTTTACCAATAGCTGCGTCAAAATCCTGTTTAGAACTTAATTCATATACTCCATATGAATCAGGCTGTACTTTAGTTGTTCCTTGTACGTTTGCATTATTGCGAAATCCTGCAATCAATACCGCATAATTGGCATACTGACCAGTTACCCCAGGATTGGTATAATCTTTTTCATTAATAAGTATTTTTGGCATACCAAATATATCTCCTTATTTTAATTTATTTATACAAATAATAAACTGAACTTTGTATTTGTTCAGAACTTCAATTAATTTAGCAAATTATTTTAATTCATATTCAAATAAAATCTCTTCCTCCTGTGGGTCTTGAATTTTATCTGCAGTAGTAACTTCTACGCCGATTAGTTTCCATCCACGTTTTTGAGGAATACTAAATAAAAACCCATCTTGTAATTCTAATTGAATAGTCCACTTATAAAATTGACCTGCAAAAAGATGAGTAGCAATGTCACTAGTATCAGATACCGTACTGAGTACTCTTAGATTGGCTGTATGTCTTACAGCGTACTTATCGTTGTAAGGAACCTCTATAATAATTTGTGGGTTATTAATCAACTTAAATAAATATTGACGTATATATTCGTCAGCTTCTATACGTTTCTTTGTATAAATATCTAGCTGATATGTAGTTTTTATTGGAATGACATTTAAATGTACTGCAGTAGCCGTATCAGAATCTGAATCTAAGACCAAGCCATCGAAAGATTTATTTTGTTTTATAGCTGATTCAATTTCAATATCTTTATTTCTAGATATAGCAATCAAAGGAAGTTTTAATGGCTTATCGTTCGTATCTTCAGCATTGAGTTGAATAAGCCTATTGGACTCATCTGGTGACAGAACTCTAAGTTTTGAAGAATCTGCTAGCCAGCCTTTTATTTTCTGAGTAATAGCTTCATCATAATAACTTATTGCCATAAGTAAACACCACCTATTAATATTTTAGTGCGCTTTGTAGAATTTTGCTTCCTGGTATAGCGCCATTTCCATATGTAATTAGTCGAGCAATTTTATCCAACTTAGGATCTTTGAACATTAATATTATATTTCCTGAATCATCGTTATAGTGAGTTAAATTTAGTAAAAGTTTAACGCACATATCTTTTAAAGATATTTTATATTGTTGTTGGATATATCTTTCCATTAAAATTTCCGTCGCGTGAAATGGATAACTTCTAACTATATAGTAAGCATCTAGCATTGTGTTGCGGTAAAGGTAATCTTGCGGGACATGTTGGTTATTATTAACAGTAAAAAACATATTATTTAAATCTTGATACTAGAATACTAACTAGCTCTTTCGCTTCCTCATTAGATAAAGTCTCATTTGAAAAAATAGTAGATACTAAAGCGGTAGCCTCTTTTAAATTGGCTGCGGATATGTTTGAAAAACCTTTATGAGAAAGTGCCGCGCGCGCCTCTTTAATGCCATTAGCTATACTTAAATACTGAATAGTGGCAAAAGCATGCTCAGGTGTTTTTAGCTTTGATGCTAAAGTATTTATACATACAGAGGTCTTTCCTTGGTTTTTGATAGGTGCTGTATTATCGCCTATAAGCTTATGAACTAAACTAATATCATTTAGCAGCACAGAGGCACTTTTAGTTGATACTGAGGCTAACTTACTCTCTGGAATGCTATTTATTTTTTCAATAGACGCGTTTTTCAGAATCTGTAAAAAAATACGTTTATTCTTATTTTGTGTTTCTACAGTATACTTACCATCAGTAGCAACTAAAACTTTTTTTTGGTAGTCAAGGTAAGTGCTTATCTCGGTTACTGATTTGGTGTATAAATCTTTGCAGTAAATAATATTATAATTAGAAACTCTAAAGAATTCACTGTGTGCTATTTGTTTTTTAGCAATAGCATTATGTATCGCTTTATAGGTATTTGAATTTAGTAACTTAGTTTGCAGTAGTTCTTTTTGTACATATGGTAACGATAAAAAGGCAAGAATCGGATTTCCAGCTTTTTTGAATCCTAGTACAGTAATATCATTTTGAAGCTGATCACCTAACTGTTTCAATAGTTCTGCATTAGCACTTCCAAAAACAGCATTAAAATATTCATTCCAAAATTGTTTTTTAATCGTATATTCTGATTCACGAGACTCTTGGTCTAAATTACGATTTGCATCAAGCCGCGCCTTAAGGTCTTTTGCCCAATCGTAATTTGCAGGGTATTTCTTAGCGGCTTCTGTTGATTTAGCTGGTTGTTCAGACTTTGTAGCTTCATTTTTATCAACAGTGTTATTACTAGCAACTTTTGCATTATTTAAAATCGACTGCAGGTTTACGGTCAAAAAATCTGATTCAAATAATTTTTCTGACATTAATCATCGTCCTCTCTATCTATGAGTAATGGCATATCTTCTTTTTCATGTGCCGTAGTTATAAGATGCTGCTCATCTACTGATTCGTATTCTAGAGCAATTTCACATGCTATAGAAGCAGGGTAAATCATAATATTAGACATACTTATTACACGGAAAGTTCTGCCTTCACCATCGTCAAGTCCGCTTGGAACTTCAAATAAAGCACCGACCTGAAGGTCTGGTAGATCATAAGGAACATGAATAACAGAAGAACCTTCTTGTAGTTCTGCCACCCACCCAGCTTTTCTTAAGGACTTCTGATCAGGGTGTTCTTCGAATAAACAACCAACTAATATTTCTGGTTTATATCCTGTTTGAATGTCAGCATACATGTCATACTCTTTATTTTTAAGTGGAGCTTTATATTTACAGTTAATACCATGCAATGCCGTCATCTGCTTAAACCACGACCTATGAAGTTTTATATCTTTATTAAGCAAGATGCCATAGTTTGTTTTAATATCTGACATAAAAGCTCCTTTCAAAGAATCTTAGAAAGAATGCTTGAAATATTTCAAGCATTCTTTCTATATAAATTACTTACGAGTAAAATTAAAAGACTCAGCAATAAAAGTCTTATTTAATGTTTTAGTATCACCAGTGAGAACGAATTGCTTATCAAGCCCAAGCTTTTCATTTAAGCCATGTAGTACTGCTTTGCCTTCTTCGTTAGTGTATGCTTCGTTAAAAGTATAAGAAATATTTCTAGTATTACCTGAAGTGAAAAATACTTTACCATTTACTGAGAGTTTTTCATCTAAATAAGAGCATTCAGTAAGTCTAAAGCCGGCAACATTTCCGTAAGCTTCTACTAGTGAATCTGAGATTAGCTTTTCTAAAGCGGTTTCTTGTAGCTCTTCTACACCAGACATTAAGGTAGTTAATCCTTCTGTTGTAGCCTCTTCGTTTGAAGTAGCTTCTTCTGATTGACTTTCTTCTTCAGTTTGATTCATACCGCCTTTAGCCATAAGTTTAGCGCCCTTCATGGCTTTTTTAACAACATTAAAATACTTTTCTAGCTGATCATTTTCAAGCTCACCTTTAAAGTATTCACATAAAAATACAGCATCAGTGCCATTTTCATCCTTAGCTAGGTAAACAAATGCAGGCCCATTACCAGGTTGGGTACTCCAACCCTTTGCAATATTGTCAGCATCCTTGTAATTTTTCTTAATTTGTTTTCCGTTCTTACCAAGTACCAAGTCTTTATTATTAAAAGACGGCGCCATTGTAATAAGCTTACCATTAGAATACTTTTCAGTAAAGCCTAAAACAATGAATGTGTGGAATCTTTGATTTTTCTCATCAGGAATAAGTTTGCCAGAATTATCTACTTTAACAGTACCGTAATCTTCCATAGCGTTTTCACGAACCCAGTCAGCCTTAGCTTCGCGAGATTTTAACTTACTAGATATTTTATCTATGGTGTCTGCAAACTTATCTTTTACTTTATCAAAAATACCTTCTTCTAATTCTTCTGAAGTCTCGTTTAGCTCTACAATTACTCTGCCTTCTTTTTGT